CACGAGTACTTGATTGAGCAACTTCAATTTTCATGTCAGCAAACGATAACAACCTCTTCTGGACGCATTGACTTGACCTTGAATCACCCAGTCAAGGAGCTCATTTGGGTCTTCCAAGATGCACGTAAGGTAGATTGCTCTCTTCCAGACGGAACTTCTCTTTTCACTCGCCCGTTCACCTATGATGATATCGTCAACCGTGCTCGTCTCCAACTCAACGGACAGGACCGATTCGATGAGCGATATGGTGACTATTTCTGGAAGGTCCAACCTTACCAACACCACACAGGTGGTGCATTCAACCGAGTGGTCAATACCACTAATACGATACCCATCTCACTTCCTAACCCAATCAATATGTATTCCTTTGCCATCAGCCCCGAGGAGCACCAGCCATCCGGTACTTGCAACTTCTCTCGCATTGACACAGCTACGTTGGTCTACGACAGCAAGATTGGTTCTGCAGGTTCATACCCTAGCAAGGCCTACCCCTACAACTTCCGCATGTATGCCGTCAACTACAATATCTTCCGTATCATGAGCGGTATGGGCGGTCTGGCTTACAGCAACTAAATGTCGTAATAGTATATGACACATTGGGGATACCATCTGATTTTGAACGGACGCAACTGCATTCCTGCTTCGATTCGCTCTGCGAAACATATTGGCGTGTTCACCTCTACACTGGTGAACCGAATTGATATGGTCGCTTACGGAAAACCTGAAATCGTCATGTTCGGAACCGGTAACAAGAAGGGATTTACCTTGGTTCAGTTGATTGAAACTTCGAACATTTGTGCACATTTCGTAGAGGAATCCGATGATCTGTATCTCGATGTCTTTTCATGCAAGCCGTTCGATGAAAAGGTTGTGAAAAAGGTGGTCGATGATTTCTTCTCACCGGCTACGATGGATACCAAACTCATTCTTCGTGACGCATCCACTCGCATGCAATAAATCACACCTTTACATAAATGGGCATTCCACGTGTGTATTGGTATGTGCTCTTAATCGTCTTATTGGAGACACTCGCCATGAGTTGTTTCAAGCGTAGTATTGACAACTCTGCCTTTTTCGCAGTGGGTGTGTTGTTTTATGCCGTGGTTGGTTACCTGTTGCGATTCACCATGAATAACACAGGTATGGCGATGACCAACGCACTGTGGTCTGGATTGTCTGTGATGGCAACAACCACGGTCGGTATCTTGCTGTTCAAAGAATCCATGCATTTTCACGACTTCATTGCCATTGCACTCATTGTGAGCGGCGTGATGATTTTGAAAGTAACCGACTAAGGTCCACCGCAGTATTGGGAGAACACTTTCCGATTCCTAAGGTTTGTTGCATCATGACTGGTGCTGGACCCGACGAGCATGTGACATGTTCATAACCCAACGAATGTCCCATTTCATGGCTGACCATGTATTGCCGATAGCGTTCCAAGGGCAACTTGGACGGTGCTGCACCTTCCATCCATCGCTTTGAATTCAACCAAATCTCGTTTCCACCTAACGTCGCACACGAAAGAGTATCATCCCCACAGCCTTTCTTCAAAGTATGTGGTGACGATAACCGAATGATCTTTCCCTTTCCAAGCACAAAGGTATGAAGTTGTGCCCAACCCTCGGGGTCCGCTAAATAGATTGCGACTTCCTCTGCGAACTGACGCGGGTCATAGTCGACATCCGAATCGACTGACGTCGTATATCGAATCAGTCCCATTATGTAAAAAACAGGAAACTCTTTACATGAAGTAGTTAGGATCCAATTGGATGGCAAGGTTCTCAAGAATCAACTGCGCGAACAAGGGGGAGATGTGACTTTGATGGACGATACGAACGCGAACTCGCTCGTTCTCCATACAGACCCGAAAGGCCACTTGTTTTTGTGGGTTGACACACGCAGTCACTGCGACCGTGTGTGCATTACCGTCTTCGATAATGTCTGCCTTGTAATGACCTCCAAGGTCCATGTCCTGAATCATGTCGTCAACTGCGTTGTGGATGCTATACATTGTGAATACAGGGAAAAACGACGCAGAGGTCGAATTCCGTTTTGAAGACTTATCGTGAGTCTCGTTCGAAGAGAACACGGCATTCGACGTTGCAGAAGTATGCGTCGCACCGTGTCGAGCAATACAAGCACTGAATCCGTGGAATCCTGCTTCGTGCTTGGCGTCCACGGACCACTGCTTGGATCTTAGTGACTGCAGCGTTCCTGCGAGCCTTGTACGCGAGCACGTAGTTCCAGATGGAGACGCTCATTCCAATCTCTGCGCACTTCTTTGCGATGGGCTTGAAGGCCTTTCGCCAGACGGCTTGTGCTTCGGCAAGTTCCTTGGCTTCCTTCTCTGCCTTCTCTGCCCAGAACGCTTGTACCTTCTCGGTGTTACGAAGCTTTGTGTCCAGTGCAATCCAGTCTTCGATATTGTCGCCGTATTTCCACGGCTCTGCCACCATGTCGCAGTAGAGCTCGTACTCGACATCCACCACCTTGTGAGGAACTTCATTCAGCAGTGGCTGTGTAAAGTTCATCGCAATATCTCCCCACGGACGCGTGTCCATACCCCAGTTCATGACGGCGGGATGCCCTAAGCTTGTGATTTTCTCCACAAACAGATTGTCTCCCCTGGATACCCCTCGAGGTAGCACAGAGTTCACCTTTTTACGTGTGTCGACTCCAACACGGGCCTTTGCGGGTACCAGCCGATATATGGTCTTATTAGCCATGGAGGTAGCTTTGGCTGACGAAAATGAATCCGTTTTTGAAAGTTGGTCCATAGGGTTCCTCTTGGGTCAAGTTTCGACCTCTTTTTTGGGTCCGATTTGGGGTTCCCTTGACTTTGCTCTTGCCAACTTTTCAAAACGGATTTGTGCTGTTCAGACATACTAACCTCCCCCTCCTAATCTACAATGTCTCTCAAACAACTCATCATCTCAGCCATCATCAAAGTCTCCGAGGAGAACCCTCTCCTCAACCACGCGGACGCCAAGACCGCCATCGAATCTCGCGACCAGTTCATCCAACTCCTGATGAATGAACTGTTCCCCGAAGCCGAACTCGAAACCACTCACATTACCGTTCCAGTTGTCCCTGCGCCCGTGGCTACGGAAGTGCCTGCTCCTGCACCCGCAGAAGTGCCTACACCCACCAAGAAGCGTGGACCCATGACTGAAGAAGCCAAAGCCGCAATGAAAGCCAAGAAGGCTGCGAATGCCGCTGCCAAGGCCGAAACACCCGTCCCAGTCGAAGCTCCTGCTCCAGTTGAACCCGCCAAGGAGAAGAAGCCCAGAAAGAAGGCCGCAGTTCCCGAGAACGCCAACCTCGCTAAAATCGACCCAACCTGGCGCAAGCACCTCAAAGCCGCAGACAAGGAGCACGCAAAGGAACTCGAACCACAGCTGCTCGAGTATGTCAACAGCCTCACCAACGAGGAGTTCAACGCCAAGACCACAGAAGCTCACGTAGCCGACTTCGTAGCCTCACGCTCCGATGGCAAGGTCCTTACAGAGCTCACAGAGGTAGACTTCGAAGGTAAGACCTACTACGTCAACCCCGAGACCAAACGAGTCTACGAGGGTGAAGGAGTGTACAACGAATCCACACAAGAGTGGACGAACATGAAGGCAGTCGGAACGGTTGGAATGGCTGCCTTTACAGAGATGAAGATGGAGTAACTTCACTCAACCCTTACCCCTTTTTACTTTCGGATGACCGACGGTCGTGTCAATGAATCAAATGGAGGACATGTTAATCTTCCATGATACCATGTTACATCTGATAAGGTTAAGTTATTTGGAACATCTCGTAATGCTTGACGGTAGGCTAACCATTCGTCCAAATTCGCAAGAGTTCCTTGATTTCTAGGTGTTTCAACCCAGTCAGTTGCGGCCAACTCTTTCTCGCGTTTTATACGAATATACAGTATTGCTCTGGATAGACGGACTTCATCACGCTTTGCACAATACTCTTCCCATGTAAAGGGAGGTGTAGGCATTTCGAAGACAAATTTTTCGGTTAACTCTTGCATCGATTGGGGTTCATCCATAGAACTAAATCCAACACTATTCACACCAAACGTATGTAGTACACACCCCACGAGACTCATTTATATATAATTTATACAAAGTAAAGTATAAATTTATCGTAAGCGTCTGCAAATTGCACCTGCTCTATACCAAGCCAATCTGTATAACTAGTATTCGTAATGTCTGTATAATACTGCGGATCAAAGTGTATTAAACGACAATACACGCGCGGTGCTATAACCACGCTATTTGCACGTCTGGTAAACATAGCTAAATTCTTTGTGGCTCCG